GTTTAATAGTGGGCCGCTTTCTCCAGAAGCAAAAGCAGAGTGGGATGCGATTGGTGAACAAATTGCTGCTGTTAAGGAAGCTGATTGGAATGACCCTCTTAATTGGGCAAATCCAAAAATATTCTCAGGTTCACACTGGAACGAACCTAACGTACTCGTTCATCTGCGAATGTCTGACAGAACTGTCCGCAACCCCGAAACTGGACAACCCGAGAAAGTTTTGTTTCTCGAGGAGATCCAGAGCGATTGGCATCAAAGAGGTCGTAGCCAGGGTTATCAAGAACCTCGGACCCCAGACCCAGAAGAAGTACGACTAGCACAAGAAGAGTACGATGCAGCAAAGGCAGATCTCACCAGAATTACGAACGAAGCAGTCGTGGAAGCTCAGAGGGTTGCCGGAAATGAGATTCAATTAGACGACCTTGCGGACTGGGATGGTGGTTTAGTAAACATGGCTACAACAGAAGACGGCTATGTATACTACAGACAACCAGATGGCTCATGGGCGACAGAGGGCGGTGATGCGTTCCCTAGTGGGGACGCTCTTCGCATGGAAATGGCTGGTCACGGCATAAATGTTAATGTGAGCTGGGGTCGGTACGATGGCGACCCCGGCGAGGTCATGTTTCGTACAAACGAAGCGGGCTTGATTGACAATACCTCTGATAGACAAAGGGAATTGAGTTCCCTTATGAATCACGCATCGAGGCGAAGAACTGACGCTGAAAATGCGTTACGTCAGGCACAGCTAACAGTAACTGAAGGCGTACCGCGAGGTCCATACGAGAAAACAGGCGAATGGTCCGAGCTTGCTATGCGAAGAGCGATCCAGGAAGCCGTGGAAGGTGGTTACGACCGCGTAGCTTGGGCAAGCGGTCGGCAAGCCTCTGAGCTGTATGATTTGCGACAGTACGTTAAGCGTATTGAGTACGATGCAAATAGCGGAAATTTGCAAGCTATGGGCCTGGAGGGTGATGTAATCATCTCAGAAACTGGCATTACTCCGGAGCAATTGCCCAACTATATCGGTAAAGAGCCGGCCGAGCGGTTAATGGCTGCAGATGTAGGTGATGATTATGTAATCACAGAATTTAAACACGCTACTACCGGAGAGCCTCGTTTTAAGATCGAAGGCCCAGACGTTAGCACTTCTAGGGCTACCCGAGAGGAAGCCGAAGAAATCGCTAATATTTTTAGTAACACTCATTTCATTGAAGGCGAGGATCTGGCAGTTGGTGGTGAGGGGATGATAGGCTTTTACGACAGGATCATTCCGAGAACGACAAAAAAATATGGCAACCAGGTAGGTGGTATTGAAATTGAGGACGTTGTTGTATCGGGGCACATACCTAACGAAATTACACGCTTATCCCCAAACCAACTTAATCAAGGTGTTTTGGAACTTGGTCTAGTAGACGCAGACGACCCACTCGTAAAAAAGTGGCTCAAAATGGTAGATGAGTTTTCAACGACACCTGACGGCGCGATAGCTGGAGGGTTTAATGCTAGTGAACAAAAAATTCTTGAGAGGCATTACGACAAAATTCTCAAACATTTTCAAAGCCTTCCCCTAAAAAATACCGATATGATGAACCAGTCGTTCGCAATCACGCCTGAGATGCGAGCGATAGTGGGCCAAGGCGACCAGAGGTTGTGGGGAACGGCCGGAATAGGGTTGTTCGGCGCGAATGCAGCAGCTCGAAGCCAAAACAATGAACGCGACCCTTATGGCGGGTTGCTCCAGCCACCCATTGGGCCACCATTGCTTCCAAGAAGATAGGATGAGCTATACCGATCAACTGATCTTGATGCGCGAAGATCCGGTTCTGTTTGTTGAGGGCATTCTCGGCGCTAAACCAGATAAGTGGCAGTCCGAAGTTATGGCAGCAGTAGCTGCTGGAGCTCGAGGAGTTAGCATTCGATCTGGTCACGGCGTTGGCAAAACTAGCTGCTTGTCTTGGTTAGCCCTCTGGTGGATCTCTACACACTACCATGCAAAGGTGGTGATGACGGCTCCGACTTCGGCCCAGTTGCAGGATGCATTGCTGCCGGAAACAAAAGCATGGCTGAAGCAAGCTCCGGTCGGCTATCGAGATATGTTCAATGTCAAAGCAGATCGCATTGAGCTGCTTTCAGATCCAGAGCGCAACTTTATATCGGCGAAAACTTCGAGAGCTGAACAGCCCGATGCTTTGCAGGGCGTTCACGCTGACAGTGTGTTGCTGATTTGTGATGAAGCGAGCGGTGTACCCGAACAGGTGTACGAAGCTGCGGGTGGCTCAATGTCGGCGCATCGAGCGTCTATGGTACTGGCAGGAAACCCAGTCAGGAGCTCGGGCTATTTTTACGACACGTTCCACAAGCTAAATAAACGCTGGAAAACCTTTCACGTTTCTTGCGAAGACACGACTCGAGTCTCTGAGGAGTACATTGAAGAGTGCCGAGTACGTTACGGCGAAGAATCGAACGTCTATCGAGTCAGAGTGCTCGGTGAGTTTCCCCGAGGCGATGACGATACAGTGATTGCTCAGGAATTGATCACAGAAGCGATTAACAGAGATGTAGAGCCAATACAGTACGGCCCGAGTGTGTGGGGTGTCGATGTAGCACGTTTCGGAGCTGATGCTTCAGCGTTGTGTAAACGCAAAGGCAATGCGATTACAGAGCCTATTAGGCTATGGCGCAATTTGGACACAATGCAGCTGACAGGAGCAGTCAAAGCTGAATACGATTCAACCGATGACAAACCTTTAGAAATCTTTGTCGATTCAATCGGTTTAGGGGCTGGAGTGGTTGACCGGCTTCGCGAGCTCGGGTTGCCAGCTTACGGCATCAATGTGGCCGAGAGTCCAGCGATGGGAACTCAATACATGAATCTGAGATCGGAGCTGTGGTATAAAGCTAAAGCTTGGCTGGAGGGTCGTGACGTTCGACTGCCGCAAGATCCAAATTTGAAAGCAGAGCTGTCTACTGTGCGTTATAGTTATACTTCAAGCGGGCGCGTAAAAATTGAAAGCAAAGGCGAGCTCAAGAAGAGAGGCGTAGCGTCCCCAGACAGCGCAGACGCATTTGTGCTGACTTTTGCTAGTGATGCCGGAACAGCTATGGGCGGTCGCAGTTCCAGGCGCATTGGCAAGCTGAAGCGAAACTTAGCCGGAGTGATTTAGGGTGCTGACGCCAGTGGAGAGTGGGTCTTTACGGCGCAGCTTAAACGACCACAGGGTAATATCTTCCATCTCTGCCCCCGGAAGCCTGGCGGCCCTAACCTAGTCAAACTTTGACAGATTTCGAGTAAGATCAGTATGTTACAATGGGGCAAAGGATTGGAGCGCAATTCTTGGCATACATAGACGAAGCTGAAACTGAAGCTGGCGTAGGCATGACGGAAGAAGAGCTGCAAAGCTCTGTGCGTCAGTCTATCGAAGACGCTATCGATTTTATCGATGACGAAATTAGCCCTATCCGGGCCGAGTCTACCAAGTTTTATCGCGGTGAACCATTCGGCAATGAAGTGCCAGGTCGGTCACAGGTAGTGTCCCGGGATGTTCGGGACGCCACGATGGCAGTGCTGCCTTCGATGATGCGAGTGTTTTTTGGGTCGTCCAAGCCAGTGGAATTTGTTCCGCAGAATGCCAACGATGTGGCTATGGCAGAACAGGCGACTGACTACGTTTCCCACATACTTCAGGTCGATAATGATGGACTAGAAATCTTTTATTCGGTGTTCAAAGATGCACTAATGAATCGGGGCGGTTTCGTAAAATGGAGCTGGGACGATTCATCTATCGTTAATACACACACCTTTGAAGGACTCGATGAAGGTTCGTTGGGGTTAATACTCCAAGAAGAGGGAGTCGAAGCTGTCTCAGTTGTCGGCAAACCAGCACCCGGCATAAACGAGCAGCAGATGGCAGAGCTCGAAGCTCAGGGAATGCCAGTTCCGCAATTGTATGACGTTGAAATCAAGCGCAGCACAAAGAAAAACCGCGTCAAAGTCGAAACGATGCCACCGGAAGAGTTTTTCGTAGATGCTGCTGCTACGTCATTAGACGATTGTCAGATTTGTGGACATCGGACGATGGCGACTGTCAGCTCTCTCGTAGCTTTGGGCTATGACCAGGAAATGCTCGATGAACACCTAAGCGACCAGGTAGGGTTTATTGATTCTGAGGAGTACATAGCAAGAACGTCATACCCAGATACGCGCAGTCCACTATCTGAATATGAACGCAAACGTGTGCTTTATGTTGAGGCTTGGGCTTACGTTGACTTTGATGGTGATGGACTAGCCGAGCTCAGACGGATTTGCACGATAGGCGACAGCTACACAATCGTGAACAACGAACCAGCTGCAAGTATTCCGTTTGCTGTGTTTAATGCCGACCCAGAGCCACATATGTTCTTTGGCTCCGACTTGGCAGATTTGACCAAAGACATACAGCGGATCAAGTCAGCTACGCTACGAGGTATGCTCGACAGTTTGGCGTTCAGCTTGTATCCACGGACGGCCGTAGTTGAAGGCATGGTGGATCTTGATGACGTTATGAATGACGAGCCAGGGGCGATTATACGCACACGCCAGCCCGGAATGGTGACACCATTTAATGTGCCGTTCCTGGGCAAAGAAGCTTTTCCTATGATCGCATATCTCGATCAAATGAAAGAGTCGAGAACGGGCCAGACTGCTGCGTCACAAGGACTTGATCCAGATGTGTTGCAGTCTACCACCCGGGCAGCTGTCCAGGCGACAGTAAAAGGAGCCGAGCAACACCTTGAGCTGATGGCTCGACTGTTTGCTAATGGCTTCAAGCGCATGATGAAAGGAGTGCTGGAACTCGTAATTACGCACCAGGACCGAGAACGTGTAGTTCGGCTGCGAGATACTTGGGTTCCAGTAGATCCCCGAGTGTGGGATTCTGGCATGGACTGCGAAGCAAATGTAGGGCTTGGTAGTGGCTTGACTGACGAAAAGCTGGCTGTTCTCGCTAATGTAGCAGGACAGCAAAAAGAAATTTTAGAAAAACTCGGACCAAGCAATCCGCTAGTCGGCCTGGGTCAGTTTAGGAACACGTTAGCAAAAATGCTCGAGGTGGCCGGCTTTAAAGATGCCAACCAGTTCTTTAAGCCGATTCCAATTGACTACGAGCCACCACCGCCACAAGAACCGCCTGAGCCATCAATGGAAGACAAAATGCTTCAGGTGCAGATGGCTGATATTCAGAGCCGGGCGCAAATAGAAATGCAAAAATTGCAGTTAGCTGCAATGAAGCAGCAACAGCTCGATGAACGAGAGTCGGCTAGAATTGCTGGAGATCTGGCGATTCGCGAGTTCCAAGCTGAGGAAAAATTCCAGAATGATGTAGACCTGGCGATTGTGAAAGCTAATCTGAAGGAAGGTCTATGACCTTGACTAAGGAAATGAAGGCTAGACGGGCAAAAGAAATTCTTGAGGATGATGTATTTTTAGAGGTAGTAGCTAAAGCAAAGTCGAGTCTGATGGGTCAGTGGTCTTTAACCGAGCTGACTGATACGACAACACGGGAAAGTTTGTACCATCAAGATCGTGGCCTTGACGAAGTTTTAAGGCATTTGCGAATATTGATAAACGACTGGAACGTAGAAAAGCAACGAAAGCAAAAGGTAAGGACATGAAATTATGAGTGAACTGGTTGCGACAGAAACGCCTGAACGCACCGGCCCACGCTCTATGGGTGAGATCCAAGATGGTCTGACCCAGGCGCTCACCGGATCTGATGAGCTACCGCGAGAGGATTCTTCTACAGAAGAGCAACCCTCGACCGATTCATTAGAAGTAGAGCAGCAGGAAGCCGAGTTAGCCGATGATTCGGAAGTGGAAGAGCAAGACGCAGATGAACCCGAAGCCGAGCTATCTGAAAACGATCAGCCGATTTACACCATCAAAGTTGATGGCGAAGAGGCACAAGTATCGTTGAACGAACTCGTAAACGGATATCAGCGGGGCGCGACTTTTACACAACGGCAGCAGGAGCTGGCTGCGGAACGAGCACAATTGCAGGAACAGATGCAAGGGTTGCCCGGGCAAGAAGCTCAGCTGCAACAGACGTACCAGCAGTACCAAGAGGTGCTGCACCAACTTCGGGGCCAGATGGAAGCAGCTTCTCAGCCACCCAATATGGATTGGGATGCGCTTGAGCGTGAAGATCCAGTTCAATGGCTAAAGCTCAAAGAGCTAGAACGTCAACGAGCTGGTGAGATACAAGCTGTGGTAGCGGAGCAACAACGGATGCAAGGTATTCAGGAACAAGAGCGCCAAAGAAGGTTCCAGGAGCATCTAGAAGTGCAACGCGGTCAGGTTCTCGAAAAAATTCCTGAATGGTCTGATGGCAATGTTCAAGCTGAAGATCAGCGCAGGTTGATGGAGTACGGACAGACAGAGGGCTACTCTGAGGAGGAGCTCGGGAAACTGTACGATGCTAGAGCAGTTGTGATACTGCGAAAAGCTATGCTCTATGACCAGCTGACCAACGGCGAGAAAATTACCCAGGCTAAATCTAAAATCGGTAGCGTCAAAGGCGGTAGTCGAGAGACTACGCGCAGGACGCACACCCGCAAACACAAAGCTCAACGACAGAAGCTTAAAACGTCTGGGAAAGTACATGACGCAGCTCCGTTGCTGGGCGCACTGCTTGCGGATTGACATGGAGATGACGAACAATGGCAGTTGTAGCCAATACCTTCCTCACCTATGACGCTAAAGGGATACGCGAAGATCTATCTGATTTAATTGCAGATATTTCTCCGACACAGACGCCCTTCCAGAGCAACATAGGCACACGGGAGGCTGAAAATAGCTACTTCGAGTGGCAGACTGACAGCCTGAGTGCTGCTTCAGCTACTCCAGTAGTAGAAGGACAGGACTTGAGCTCATTCACGGCAGTGACGCCGACTGTGAGGCTTGGAAACTACGCCCAGATCAATATGAGAGATTTCATCATATCGGGCACAGAACAGGTAGTACGGAAAGCTGGCCGTCAGTCTGAGGTGGGCTACCAGGCTGCTAAGGCAGCTAAAGAGTTGAAGCGAGACATCGAGACAGCTTGCTTGCTCAACGGATCGGGTGCTAACGCTGGTGCGACAGCTACGGCTAGAGTAACAGCTGGATTCCCTTGTTGGTTGAAGACCAACGAAACTTCCACAAACGTGACAAAGCCTAGTTACACGGGTTCAACTCCGACAGGCGCAGCACAAGTGTGGAAGGCTTTCGGAACGCCTACCGCGTTTACCGAAGCGATGCTTAAAACTACGATGCAGGAATGTTTTGCGTCGGGTGGCGAGCCTCGGATGCTCATGGTTTCTCCTTTCAACAAGACTGTTGTTAGTGGGTTCAGTGGGATTGCTTCCAGCCGCTACAATGTAGACGGCGCAGAGCCTTCCGTGATAATTGGTGCGGCCGACATTTACGTTTCAGATTTTGGTAATTTGTCAGTCGTTCCGAACCGCTTCTTCACGACAGTGGTTGACGCTGGTGCGGGTTCACTGATGAACGACTGGGCTTTCTTAATCGATACTGATGAGGTTGCTATGGCGACTCTTCGGCCGTATCGCATTGAGGCGTTAGCCAAGTCCGGTGACGCAGATAAGCGCATGGCGCTCAGCGAATGGGGTCTGCAAGTCTCAAACGAGGCTGCTCACGGCGTAGTTGCTGGAATTACAGCAGCTTAACCTTAAACCTCTGGGGGAGTGGGGGCGTCAGCTCCTGCTCCCCTAACTGGGAGCATTATGCCAAGGAAAAAAGACACACTGTTGTCATACGATGAGGCTACCGGACAAACGGAAGTCTACCATTATGACGCTATTGAGAACCGCAGCATTATCGAAACAGTGCAGGATATTGAGCCGATTCTGATTCAGAATCGCGCTGACTACAACAGTTTTGATGAAAATGCTCGGTGGGGAAATCCTTTGAAGCCTTCCCAGGAAACATTTCATCATGTGGGTCGCATTCCTAATGTGATTCTCGAGCAGATGCCAGCTGAAATGCGTCAGGGTTTTATGTCGGGTAAGGGGTTGCAGGGCAAAGCTTGGAAAAAGTGGCTCAACGACCCTCATAACAAAATGTTTAAAACGCGACCTGGCAGAATCTAATGGCTAACATCACGACTTACGCCCAACTGCAAACGCAGATAGCTAATTGGTTAGATCGCACAGATTTAACTTCGGAGATACCCACGTTTATCGAACTCGCAGAAGCGAGCTTCAATCGTACGATTCGTGCTCCAGATATGATCACGAAAAACGACAGCTTCTCGATTGCCGGTCAGTACACCACACTGCCAAGTGACACGTTGGAAATCATTCGCATTGTAGTCGATCTACAACCAGTCATTGTACTTGAGTATCTGTCGCCAGAGGACTTGTCAGAGCTCAGAATCAGCCTTACAGGCACAGGTAAACCTTACTACTTCACATTGATCGGGGGATCGAGCAACCAGTTAGAGGTGCTGCGCTCTCCGGATCAAACGTACACCTCCTCTATCATTTACTATACGCGCATTCCGGCGCTAACGGATTCAGCGACCAGCAATTGGCTGTTAACAAACCACCCAGACATTTATTTGTTTGGTGCGCTGGTCGAAGCTGAACCCTATTTGAAAAACGATGAACGTATGCCGTTGTGGACGAGTCGCCTTGAACAAGCCCTGACTACCCTCCGCCTACAGGGCGAGCGTGAACTCCACAGCGGTTCGTCTATCAGTATGCGAGCTCGAGCTCTAGGATAAAACATGGCAAATCCAACCACTAATCTAGGACTAACTAAGCCCACAGTCGGTGGGTCTACAGACACTTGGGGAACGACTCTCAATGAACAGGTCATCGACATCATCGATGCCGTGTTTGCGATTGGTGGCACTGATGTCACAATGTCTGACATCAAGTTCAACTCTGTTGGTTTACAGGAAACAGGAACAGGCACTGACACAGTAAAGGTGCAAGCTCCTGCTGCCGTCACTCAATACACGTTGACTATGCCTGGTGCTGTAGGCGCGTCAGGCCAAATCCTCAGAACCTCTGATGCTTCTGGGACGCTCGAGTGGGTGACAGATCAAGAAGGTGATATAAAATCTGTGGCCGATGCTACGAATGGTGGCCTCGATGTTACAAACGGAACAGGGCCGGACGTTACCCTGGCAGTCGATTTCAATGACTTGGCTGCTGCGGTTGTAGATGTGGCAGCAGATTCAATTGGCATTCTTGACGCTACAGATAACAATACCAAAAAAGAAACCATAGCAGACCTAGTCACTGCTATGGGCGGCACTGGGCTGACTGGTTCTAGTGGTACGTTGAACGTGGACGCAGCTCAAACGCAAATAACCTCGGTCGGAGCTCTTAACGCCGGAAGCATCACTTCTGGCTTTGGAGCAATAGACAATGGCTCTAGTGCTATAACCACGACTGGCACTGTAACAGCCACCACACTCGCTGGGACGCTCTCTACGGCCACTCAGAACAGTGTGACTACAGCTACGGGTTTGGTAACTGTCGGAGCCCTTAATTCGGGCTCTATAGCGTCAGGATTTGGCAACATTAACAATGGTAGCAGCTCGATTACCGGAGGAGCTGGTTCTTTTACGACAATTGCCGGATCTACAAGTCTAGCTTTAGCGACTGGGGCCACTGTAACAGGTATCGACAATGGAGCCCTCGGCTCGAGTGCCACGCTATTGGCGACCCAGGGCGCAATCAAAACGTATGTAGATGCCCAGGTAGGCTCATTTGATACGCTTGCTGAAGTGCTCGCAGCTGGAAATACAACCGGCTCGACGGACATCGTTGTTACTGCTGGTCAAAAAATCACAACCGACACAATAGCTGAAACGACATCAGCGGCCGGCGTAACGATTGATTCAGTTCTACTCAAAGACAACACAGTGACAGCAACTACTTTTGTGGGAGCTCTTACTGGTAATGTCACTGGTAATGCTAGTGGTACAGCAGCTACTGTCACAGGAGCGACTCAGGCTGCAATAACCACTGCTGCTAATTTGGTGACAGTCGGAGCCCTGGACTCAGGTTCTATAACGAGTGGGTTCGGAGCCATAAATGTCGGATCGTCTGCTATCACTGGGGGCGCTGGTTCGTTTACCACTATTAGTGGCAGCACCAGCTTGGCGTTGGCTACAGGTGCTACAGTCACTGGCATCGATAATGGAGCCTTGGGATCTAGTGCGACACTGCTTGCTACTCAGGGTGCGATTAAGACCTATGTGGATGCCCAGGTAGGAGCAGCTGACTCATTATCTGAAGTGTTAGCTAACGGCAACACAACAGGCTCGACAAACATCATTGTGTCGGCCAGCCAGAAAATCACTACTGACACGATTGACGAGACTACGGCTGCGGCCGGAGTCACAATTGATTCAGTGCTGTTAAAAGACAACGTGGTTACGGCTACGAGTCTCGCTGGGACAATTACAACCGCAGCCCAGACAAACATCACTTCTGTTGGTGCTCTTAATGGTGGCTCAATCACGTCTGGCTTCGGAGCCATAGACGTAGGTAGCTCGAACATAGATGGTGGCACGATAACTGCGGACACAGCATTGGTTGGCACACTTTCTACGGCTGCTCAAACTAACATCACTTCTGTCGGAACTCTGACATCACTTACCACCTCTGGTGATATTGTGATCGATGCCACTGACAAGATTCGTCTCGATGGAAGTGCGTCAGGAAACACATATTTGTCAGAATCTTCAGCAGATGTGGTAACACTCACGACTGAAGGACTTGACTCCTTTCGTTTTGCTTCAAGTGGTGGAAATCCCTATATCAGACTTGAGGCAGGAAACACTGGCGTAGGAGCTATCCAGTATTACGAGAACGATGGTGGTTCGGGCCAAGTACTCCACTTCCAAGCAGGGGTAAGAGGAGCAGATAATAAATATTACATAAGTTCAAATGCCACTATCCATACCAATTATGCTATCCAGTGTAGTGGAGAAGACGTGGCCATTGGTGGAGCGCTGAGTGGTAACGCTGCATCTTTTAGCGGACAGATCGATACAACAAACAGGGTAGGAATTGGCACGACTAGCCCAAGTTCTTACTACACTACTGATCTAGTCATAGCAGACACCGCATCTGGTCAGATTGCGGGGCTAACTATAGCCAACGCCAACGATGGGCAGGGTCGGATTGACTTTGCGGATGGAACGTCTGGAGCCGCACAGTATCGAGGAACGATTGCGTATGTCCACGACTCCACTCCCGCAGATGGTTACATGAGGTTTGTATCGGGAGGTAATGAGAGAATGAGACTGACCGGAGCCCAAGTTATAATGCCCCTTCCAACTTCCGATCCTAGTGTAACTAACGCTTTGTGGAACGATAGTGGCACTGTCAAAATAAGTGCAGGATAATATGACAATAACATGGCAAGTAGACACAATGGAGGTGACGTACACAGATGGTGCTCTGTCGGATGTAGTCACCTCTGTGGCTTGGAGGGCAACCGCTACTGATGGCACGTTCGTTGATCCAGACGGCACGACAAGACCTTTGTCTGCGACGACTGTTGGTTCAGTTGAGGTTACGCCTCCCGATCCAGACAACTTTACGCCTTATGCAGATATTACCGAAACACAGGCTGTTGGGTGGGCTAAGGACGCGCTTGGTAATGAAAAAGTGTTGGAGATTGAGGCAGACGTAACAACTGCTGTCCAACAAAAAAAGACTCCTACTAGCGGTACTCCAGAACTTCCTTGGAGCTCTGAGGCTGATGGGGGTTGAGGAAATGCTCTCGTATTTTCCAGCGGTGCTGGCAGCGGGAGCAGCGTACGGCGGTGTAAAAGCAGGGTTAAACGGAACTCGAGATACCCTAGCTCAAATCGAGCGAATTGTATCGAGACTAGATGAAAAGGTGGATGTACATGGCGAAAGAATCAGCAAGGTCGAAGAACGAACAGAACAGCTCCAGCAGCGCATCAGTGGTGGAAGGAGCTGACTTGACAAGTTCTACGACTTCTGGGTCCACCAATGGAACGATCATCTTAGATGAACGTGTGCCATTGACACTGGAACAGGCAGTTAGCTTGCGGACGTTGTTTCAAGCGAAAAAAGAACGCCTAGATGGATTGCAGAACATAGACGCGAGCATCGAGCTCGCTTATCAAATGCTCGGCATTCAAGGTCGCGAGATTGTCGCTGGTGAGCTCGGGGATGAAAATCCGCATATAATGCTGAAAGCGCAGACCAACGGCGCAATAAAATAATGCCAGCTGCCGAGTTCGTTCCTCTTCAATTTGAGCCTGGCGTTTGGAAAAACGGCACTCTATATCAAGCTAGAGGTCGGTGGTATGACGCTGACCTTATGCGTTGGAGCGTAGGAGCTCTCGGCCCAATCGGTGGATGGCGTACTTGGGGCGACAACACTACGGCCGTAACAGGGGTCGGTCGCACAGCTTTGCCCTGGATGGACAACACCTTCAGGCGCTGGTTGGCAGTGGGTACTGCTGCCAAGCTTTATGTGTACGACTCGGGGGCTGATCTTAGTGATATCACTCCCACAGGATTTACGGCTGGTCGCACTAACGCTAACCCCAATATTGGTTACGGCAACGCAGTTTACGGAGAGTCAACCTACGGCAACCCTCGCCCAGATTTAGGGATTCCTGAGCCGGCCACGATATGGTCGTTCGATTTGTGGGGAGAAAATCTCGTAGGCTGCACTCCGGATGATGGCGATCTTTATATGTGGGACGCATCGACTGCCACCCCGGCAACGGCAAAAGCAGCTCGCATTGCGAACTCGCCACAGTTTACCATAGCGACAGCTGTAACTTCTGAGCGTATACAGATGGCTTTCGGAGGTGTGCCCTCTGGAGGAGCTGAAGCAGACCGAGATCGCCGTCGAGTGTTTTGGTCTGACTCTGAAGACAACACTGACTGGACACCGACCAGCACGAATCAGTCTGGTGATCATATTCTAGATACCGAAGGCGACCTACTAGGAGCTGTAAAGGTCAGGGATCGTCTTTTGATTTTTACGACGATAGACGCCCATTTAGCGACGTATGTAGGATTGCCCTACGTCTACTCCTTTGATCGCGTAGGAGACGCTTGTGGGCCAGTGTCTGTCAATGCAGTTGTTGTAGCTGGACCGACAGCCTACTGGATGGGTCGGTCAGCTCAAGGCTTCTTTATGTACGATGGAACGCTGCGCTCGATACCTTGCGATGTAGAGTCTTTTTTGCTGACCGAAATGAACCAGGCCCAAGCGTCAAAAGTTGTAGCTTGGCACAATACGCTATTTAATGAGGTGGTCTGGTTTTACCCGAGCACTACTGATGAAGTAGATGCCTATATTTCCTACAACTACGTTGAGGAGCATTGGGCAACTGGGACACTGGGTCGCACAGCAGTGACTAGTCGGGGCATATTCCTGCAACCGATCTTGTTCGATGCTTCGGGCAACCCTTACGAGCACGAAGTTGGGAACACTTACGCAGATGTCGGACAAGCAGCGAAAGTGCCGTATGTGGAATCGGGGCCAATTGAGCTCGGCAATGGTAATCGTGTGTTGTCAGCGACTAGTCTGATCCCAGATGTTACATCTCTGGGAGACATTACGACTACGTTTTTTACGAGGCTGTACCCCACTGACAGCGACACACAACATGGGCCGTTTACGATGACTGCTCCGACCTCGGTGCGTTTCACCGGCCGAACGTGTCGGATGAGGTGTACGAGCGATTCTAGTGCTGCGTGGAATGTCGGTGTACCAAGGCTCGAGCTCCAACCGGGGGGCAGACGATGAGTGTATCTGCTGCATCCGGAGTGAGACGCTTAACTCTTGCCCCGCCACCAGAGGAATATGATCGCGGGTTAGAGATGTCGAACAACAGGGCTCTCGAGGAAGCTGATCACACAAACTTCAAGCATTTCCAAGATGTAGACTTGGCGAACAATGAACGGCTCATCCTGGTTAGTGCCAATGGTACTCGCTACCAAGTGGTAGTGTCTGATGCTGGCGTTCTGTCAACGAGCACAGTCTGATGAAGTCCGTTGACCAGGAAGGTTTCGCAAAGGCATGGGAACGTAGCAAAGGCTACCTAGAGGCCGCGCTCGCTAAAGCTGGTGACGAGTATACGATAGACGATGTTTTAAAAGACATAGAACATGATCATGCAATTTTTTATCCCGTCAAAAATGGAGCAGCAATTTTTAGAATTGCTTTGTATCCTCAAAAACGAATATTGCGCCTCTGGTTAGCTGGCGGTGAGATGGATGCAAACCTTAATGCGGTATTAGAAGCAGCAGAATTTCACGCCCGTGAGCATGACTGTGCTGGAATAGAAATAGGTGGCAGAAAAGGCTGGGAACGAGTTTTAAAGCCACATGGCTACGAACATAGATGCGTAGTCCTTAAAAAAGATTTAGGAGATTAAGGAGGCTAAGATGAATTGGTTTGGTGGCGATGACAACGACAATGAACTACAAGATATGCGGCTGGAAAATGTCCAAAAATTAGATCCCCAGTCCGAAAAGAGACAGGTAGATTTTTGGAACCAAGCGCAAGAGTACGCCAGTACGTCACCATTCCAGCAACAGTATGGCACAGCAGCAGATATGCCTGGCCTCGGCACAATGTCACAGAGAGGTCAGCAATATCTCACGAACCAAATTCTCGGCCCGGGAGCGTATGGACCAGCAGTAACAGGGAATCTTGGGTTTACGCCTTACGCTGAACCAGCCGGTTTGCCAGAGTCTCCAGCCTGGGCCTACGACCCTAACATAGAAACGTATTCCCCTAGCGGGGGCGGGATGGTTAGGGCCGGCACAGGATACACCATGCCTCCAGGCACAATCCCTACAGGAACAGCGCAACCGAGAAGTGGTGGCGGTGGTGGCGGTGGTGGCGGCGGTGGTGGCGGTGGTGGTGGCGGTGGTGGTGGTAATTTGGAT